ATTCGAAGATGCGTTTCGTTACAGAACCCTTCTAGAGGCTGAGATGGGTCGGTCTCCATACATTCAATTCGCATCTCGTTTTGAAATCAATCACGCATGTGAGGTTGGATACTATAAATGTCGAGTTATAGATGAAGGTGTTCTTGTTACACCCCCGACACGTACTGTTAGGGTTACAGATTGGGAATCTCGTGCAGCTTTACTTAATGGCAACTGGAGTGTGAGAGAGGGGGATTAGAAGAATATGTTGTTATAATAATATGAGTGTGTACAGGAATAGAATGATTCGTATGATGTACAAAGACCTATACTTACCAGTGCGGTGTTATACACCCACTAAAGCACAATTTTATTCATTACTTGGTGAATGTAAGTGTATGACAGAGTGTAAATTTATTCATGAATCACAACGGAAGAAAGACTCTCAGAACTCGCTATCGGTGAAAGACCTGGAATCGTAGTATTACATGGATGGTCATACATATCTATAACTGTCTCGAAAGATTTCGAACATTTATTACACTTCACCGTTCCATAACCTCTTATAAGTCTACGATTGATATCATCAGTTTGATGACACCCCATATGTGTGATAAGTTCTTCCATAGTATTGAAGTTCTTACCACATAGGTCACATGAACATGGGTAAAGTATGTGAAAATTTCGACGGATTACCTTTTTCACGAGAAAGGGCCAAGGAAAACACATCTTACTTACCTAAGTGGTATAAAGTTTTAAGCAGATTTAAGTTTATGACCTGTATGCAATATATTGCCTTTGATTTTGAAACATCAGGATTACCAGTGGGTCGTAAACCCCTGACTCCTGGTACAATTAAACAGTATGACACGTGTCGTGCTGTATCCCTCTCAGCTGCAAGGTTCTCCTCCCGTGGTCGTTTGATGGATACGTTTGACGCTATTATCCAACCATTAGATTTTGAGATTGGTCAAGGTTCTATTGATGTTCATGGTATTACAAGAGAACGTGCTATGCGTGATGGTCGTCCATTTGCGGAAGTATTTGTCGACTTCATGAAGTTCATTGGTCCTCGTACGAGAACGTTTGTTGCGCATAACGCAAAGTTTGATACCAGTGTTCTGAAATCTGAGATGATTCGTAGGGGTATAAACCTGGGTCTCATCGAGGATTTCAACTTCCTTTGCACCCTTGAGATGTACAAAGAACGTTTTCTCACACCTATTAAGCTTGGAATTCTTTACAATGATATATTTGGTGAGGATTTTGAGAATGCTCACAATTCACTCGCTGACTGTATTGCGTGTGGTCGGGTGTATCCTTACCTTCTTGGTCATGAAAGAACTCTCAAGTCTATTGGTATCCCAAAAGTTATCATTGGTGCTTCATCTGTTGCGTCTGCGATTGGGGTTGGGTTTAAGAAGGTACCTGAACTTATCTCAGAGCTTTGGAAGAAGTACAGTCCTCAGACATTCGAAGGACAAACCAGGGATGATAAGGCTATTGAAGTCATTAATTCCAGTGAATCTGTCAAAAAGATTTTCGGAGACGCTGAAGGTTTCAAATCTGAGAACAGTACTGATGTAAACCAAAAGATTCGGGCACTTTACCACCAAATTGAGCACTCTGATTTGGAACCCAAGGATATGGTTGTGGCTAAAGACCATATTCGTAAGACCCTCTTCACGAACCATGGCACCCGAAACGAGGATAAGACGGCTAATACTGACAGTGCTCACCTGGTCGAAGATGATACATTCTACACACATGACATCTGCACGATTGAGGGTACATTGTACCAGATTGTGGGTCGGGTTGACAGGATTCAAATGAATGAGGATGGAACGAGAACCTTGGTTGAGATTAAGAACCGAGCGAATAAACTATTCGGGAGGGTTAGGGATTATGAGGCGATTCAGTGTCAAACCTACCTTCAGATGTTGGGAGACATTCAGTACTGCCGTTTGATTGAACAATTTAATGATGAAAAGAAGGGGTATCTCATCGAGAAGGATGACGAGAAGTGGACCAAAGAGATTATACCCAAGATTGAGAATTTCTGTGAGCACTTCCATAGCATGTTGAGTGAATCAGTTTAGAGTTTAGCATTTTAATTAAATAATGTGGAAAGATATCATTTTACACACCGTATCATCAGCTAGTTCTATGATTTTCAATTACTTTCAGACAAAACAGATGTGTGAAGATAATACAAATGACCTTATGGTTATGTCTCTTATAAATTTCGTTATGATTACGATGACAGTATGTATGATTGCACTCAAAAGTCCGATTAGAGTTGTAGATAATAGGATTGATTTGAAGTAATATAAAAAGATGGTGTAAATATATACTAAATGCCCCTTGTCCCGATTAAGTTGATGAGAAATGGGTTATCAAAGAATACCCTTCTAAATCTTAAGAACGAAACGAATGACATTGACACCGATGATTACCTTGAATCTAGGATAAACACGAATACTCGAGCGAAGAAACTCTTAGCTATTGAGGATGCATCTGAGATGGCAAAGTTGTACCTTCAAAAAACGGGTGTATTTGAGGCTATTACGCGGGACGTTAAGAAGGAAACTGGAGAGAATTTTACGTTTCAATGTAAAAGGACAAATGCTATGAAAGTCAAGAAGAAAACTGACATTGAGTACATCATGATGGAAATAAAATACAATAATACAACTGGACATTATGGGATGGCTAAAGTAAATCATAGAAACAAGACTGCAAAACTTTACGATTCTATGTCAAAGAATGAATCGGATTTCAAAAAACCTCTAAAGAAGGTATTGACGAATACATACAAACTATCCGTGTCTAAAAACACACTTCAACCAACGGGGGGGTTTGTGGCTGATTCGTTTGATGAGTTCAAAGAACCAAATTATTCTGGTGGAGTTCCCAAAAAGCTACTGGAGAAGGCCTTTGAGTTGTCTCAATACGACGAACTTTCCCAACATCACTTTTGTTATGTGGAATCACTCCTCGCTATGATGAGAGACCTGGGTCATGGTAGTGTTGGACCAGGAGACCCCAGGGACCGTCTTGCATTTGTGAAGGCTGTCATTTGGGGTATCCTTCATAAATATGTCCCTAAGACGAATAGGAGGTCGGCACAATGGAAGTATTTTGAAAAGAATTTCCCTTACATATTGGATACTAGGAAACCAGACGGTAAGCGTCTCCGAATGGTGAGGGGGTATGTCCAGGTGCCCCCACCCGATGGTGAAGTTAAGATGACTTTCCTAAAACTACCACTCCGCACTGATATTGATGACAGTTGGAGTTTGAAAAAAATTCTTGATTGGGCGGGGGATTGATAAACCTAAGTAAATATTAAAAGACTATAAAATAAGCAACATAAGATGGAGAAGCTCACGCATCTTATGCAACTTATAGATGACAACTCGAGTGTTTTACCCGAGGGTGTATACCTCGATATGTGTAATGACATGAAAGGGGTTCACGAAAACATGAAGGAGGTGGACGAACGAACAACTACATTCAGTCAGGTGCGATATGAGGAGATTGAATATGATTTACATAGATGTGTGAGTGTGATGGAAAAACTTAAGGTTCGCATGAAACGATATAAGCCTAGGGAGAGGATGTCCAATAAAATGAAGAAAGAAGCAATCATGGCATGGGCTGACCACATGAGACTTGATTCACTTCGAGAATATACTGAAGAAGCTTTACTTGAAAATACGAATATAACTGATGTGAAGTTTATATACAATTGGTATTTGAATATTTATAACGAACGGATTTATTACAAAAAGGAGGCTGCGGATATTGCATTATCTGACCTAATTGCACGGAGAGATGAGTTGGTAAATGATTTAGCCGATGAGATAGCGATATAGCACATAAGTAGCTCCCTCCACCTTCCCTTTTCAAGGAGAATGGACGAAATTCTGACCGAACTCCGTGCCTTGCGTGATGAGATTGGGGTCCTTAGGGGGGAGGTGAACCTTGGTGGTCCTAGGGTCCCCAAGATTCCCAAGGTGGCTAGGGTACCTTGTACTGGCATGACTGGTAAGGGAACCCCATGTCGCAACAGTGCCCAACCCGGGCATGAGTATTGTCGTATGCATGGTGATAGACCTGCGAAGGAGGTGAAACCAAAGAGGGTTAAGAAGGAGGCTAAGCCTAAGAAGATTCAACCTGAGCACACCCACCTTCTTGGTGAGCCGGCACCTTTTGGTACCGCGTGTCCATTGTGTGATACTCATGGGGATGTTATGGACCCAACCTTACCTGATTCAGAATTTGAGAGTGATGAGAACATTGAGGAGAGATTGAGAGTTTTGTTAGCTACAGAAGAATTGTAATTGGTATTTGAGAAAATATAAATATGATTAGTATATACTTTAGGATTTATAAGTTTTTCTAAAGTATTTGAGAAATAGAAAAGAGTTGTGTTTAGAATCTGAGAGTTCAGATATATATATATGTAATATGATTTCATCTAATCTTTCAAAATACTTTAGGATTTATAAGTTTTTCTAAAGTATTTGAGAAATAGAAAAGAGTTGTGTTTAGAATCTGAGAGTTCAGATATGTAATATGATTTCATCTAATCTTTCAAAATACTTTAGGATTTATAAGTTTTTCTAAAGTATTTGAGAAATAGAAAAGAGTTGTGAAAATTATTATGGCATCGTTGATATCATGGGGTTCAAAATAAAAATATGATTAGTATATACTTTTCAAAATACTTTAGGATTTGAAAGAATTTCTAAAGTATTTGAGAAATAGAAAAGAGTTGTGTTTAGAATCTGAGAGTTCAGATATGTAATATGATTAGTATATACTTTAGGATTTATAAGTATTTCTAAAGTATTTGAGAAAATGAAAAGAGTTGTAAAAATTATTATGGCATCGATGATATCATGGGGTTCAAAATAAAAATATGATTAGTATATACTTTTCAGAATACTTTAGGATTTATAAGAATTTCTAAAGTATTTGAGAAAATGAAAAGAGTTGTAAAAATTATTATGGCATCGATGATATCATGGGGTTCAAAATATAAATATGATTAGTATATACTTTTCAGAATACTTTAGGATTTATAAGTATTTCTAAAGTATTTGAGAAAATGAAAAGAGTTGTAAAAATTATTATGAGTAGAGGGTCGCTTCGCTCCAGTTACGGCCGCGAACCGTACACGCGGGTGTTGACATCTAAGATATTCAGTATGATGTGATAGGTTATGGGTAATAGGACACGTGGCGAATAGATTGATACATTAGTGGTAAGTGAATCCCTTTTTTAAATGACAAAAAGTTCAATTTAATTAAAATCTAAATTTCTAGGAAGTCTTCGAATGTGCATATCTCTTTATAGTCAATGGCTTCCGCAAACTTCTGGAGTTCTTCGGGGAGGTCTGTGGGTACTAGGCAGCTCTCGATGTATACACGTGATATATCCATGTCTCTATCATCAAAATACTTGAGTAGTTCTTTGAGGGTTTGGTCATCTATGGTCTCCATGGCTTCACAAAACCTATCTTCACATAATGATGACCCTACGAGTAGGTTGTCCTTGATGTATTTTTCGAGGCCATCGTCTGGTGAGGCGTAAATTTCATCCGCCAACATCGAGCAATTCATGAGGGTACTGAGACCACCCGCGATGTATTGGATAAACTTATTCTTTTGGGGGGTAATTGACATGTTTGTAGTTTGAATGATTTTATTCTGGAACTTCATGGAACTTAGGTATCATTTCACACGAACTTCTAAAAAACAAACCTAAGTGGGTTCCACAAAAACGGAATGTATCGAAGATACGCAAATTTCCGTAAGAATGAACTCCGACGACGTTGTGTTCGTGGGTGAGACGCACCCCAACGATTTTGAGCCTGAGTTTAAACCCGACCCTGTTGATTTAATCCGTGAGATGATGGGGACGATCGACGCGCACTCTGACCGAATTCCCGAGGGGTTTTACCTTGAGGTTTGTGGTCAAATAAAAGACCTTTTCAAAGCCTGTAAGGGGGTGGGTAACCCCGATCAGAGACCCTGCTGCGAACACTGTGACGCACCAGGTCACGACATAGAGGACTGCGATGTTCTCTACAGGGAGAACGAGTTTGACCAGAAGGAGACTGAATTCAACAGGAAGGTGACTGAATTCAACACGGCACACATCGCGAGGACCAAGAAATACAACGATATGGTCAGGAGCTATAACACGAATGTTTCGAATTTCAATGTGGCGAAGACGGGAGTGGTTCCTGAGTTCGCGAGTCAGCCGACGTGGTAGATAAAGAATATCGGTGTGAATAGGTATGTATGAAGTTGTTATATACTCAATCAGTAGTAAAGATGTGAATATACCTGACACGTATATTGGTCGAACGGTAGACTACGACAGACGCATGGAAGAGCATGGAACATTATGTGAGACATCTGACCGACGAGTATACAAATTCATCAGAGAGAATGGTGGGTGGTCAAATTGGTCTATGAATGTGGTTTCAAAAGTGGTGTGTGGGAGCAAGGGTGACGCTGCCCTTGAGGAGTTGTTATGGTTTTTGAGACTGAAGTCAACACTAAACGTGACTAGACCAGGCATAAACTACTACATCAGATGTATGAAAGTTCCAAGACTACGCGAAAAACGAAGGCACATCTTAGATATGATTGAACCTTACATGATTCAAGAGACTTCTGGGTCGCTACGCTCCAGTTACTGCCGCGAATTGGTCTGAGTTCCTGGATGTTCCTGGAAGTCTGGGGTCGCTACGCTCCAGTTACTGCCGCGAATATTTTTGTGCCCCATTTCTTTCAAACCGAAACCTTACTAAACTGACGAGACAACCCTCACAAAAAGCCCTACTTCAAATTGGTCTAAAACTCCTGTCAATATCTAAACAATATATGAGTAATTGGCCTGGGAATGCGGAAAATCCCAGGCGAATTATTTTCTTAGCTATATATTGAGAGAAATCAAGAAATGCCCCCCATTTCTTCCCTATTTTTGCCCCCTATTTCTGGGGTCGGGAAATGGCCCAGAAAACACACATTTTTCACTATGTG